GGTACTGCTGCATCATGGGGGTGTGACGGGTTTCTGCCCCTTTCCTAAGGGGTTGATTTTCCGCAAAATTCTTGGTTAAGTCATTGATTTCGCTATGCATTCCCGTCATTCCACTTTTCATTGCTTTGCCATCTGCGCGCATCCACACAAAGCGACACTCAGCATTTTGGCGTAGTATTTTTGGTTGTCGCGTACAATGCTACGCCGACGATTTCATGATTTTTGAAAATGCTACGCCAAAATGTCTTTTGATCCCAGAGCCGCGAAGCTCCTACAGGCGGGGGAGCATATCACGTTTGCCGACCATCCCGGCCTGCGCCTCGAGGCGCGGGCCAAGTGCCGCACGTGGATATACCGCTATAAATCACCCAGCGATGGCAAGATGAAGCAGGCCAAATTGGGTCAATGGCCAGCGATGTCATATCACAAGGCGGTCACTGAATGGGAGCAGGTCAAGACCCAGAACAGGACCGGCCGCGACCTTGCGGCTGAACGACAGCAAGCGCGTGAGGCCCAGCGAGCGGCCGCCGAGGCGGAACGGTTGCGGAAGAAGCGGGAAGGCTACCTGGTACGGCACGTCATCGAAGACTACTGCGAGCACATTGCGCGGGTAAGGAAGGCCAAGGGCGCTGCGGAAGCCAGACGCACCTTGGTGAAGGGCGCCGAGCCCATCGCCGAGCTGCCGGCAGGCGAATTAACGCGGGCCGAGGCATTCGATCTGCTCGAGCTTTACGTCGACACCCCGGTCCAGTGTGGCCGGCTGCGGGCCGAGCTGGCTGGAGCCTGGGACTATGCGCTCGATGCCGGCCGCCTGCCGGAAGACACGCCTAACTGGTGGCGGCAGATCATGCGCGGCCGGCTCAAGAGCAAGGGGAAGCGCATTGCCGGCGAGGCCATCGGCACCGCCAAGCGTTCGCTGTCGCTGGATGAGCTTCGCCTCCTGATTCCATTCCTGCCGAACTTTTCACGCAGCGTGAGCGACATCCTGACCCTCTACCTGTGGACTGGCGCCCGCGGGGCCGAGATCGTCCAGATGGAGGCGCACGAGTTTGCGCTGGAGGACGGCGTGCTGTGGTGGACATGCCCGAAGGCCAAGACCAAGAACGCGCGTTTCGACGCGGCAACCGACTTCCGAGTGCCGCTGTTCGGCAGGGCCCGTCAGGTCGTGGAGCGCCGTCTGGCCGTCGAGAAATCCGGCTACCTGTTCAAGCCGGTGATGAAGAAGCGTGAAGGCCACATGCAACAGAAGGTCGTGCAGGTGGCGGTGTACTATCACATGCCGTATTCGATGACCCGGCCAGAGGTGGAGCGTCCGCGCTTGCCTGTCACGCGGTGGGCGCCGCACGATCTACGTCGCACGGTCAGGACCCAGCTGGCGGCGCTGGGGTGTCCGAAGGATGCGGGGGAGGTGATGCTGGGGCACATGCTGCCCGGCGTCGAGGGCGTCTATAACCAGCACGCCTACGACGCCGAGAAGGTTGTCTGGCTCACGAAGTGGAACCAGGTTCTGGAATCGCTTTCCTGATCCCGGCGTTGACAGGCGGGAGGAGGTCGGACACTGGGCGTGACTCGCTCCATTCCTCGACTTCACGCATCAGCCAGCCAACCCGGCGACCGGAAAGGACGCGAGGTTTCGGGAACTCGTTCTCGCGGACGAGTTTCTGTACCGTCCCCGTAGAGAGCGACACGACTGCCGCGACGGTGGGGAGGTCAATTAGAAGTGGCGGAACCTTCATAGCACTTTCCTAGCCGTGGTTGCTGGGCTTGATCTGGACATCGTTGCTGTCGACGCCGTCTGGCTTGCCGGCCAGGTACACCAGCATCGCGACCCGTCCGCCGTCGTGGTAGAGGGTCAGCCCGTTAATGAACTGGTGCAGACCGTGGTGTACAACTGGCCGCGCGCAGTGTGCGGATTTCAACAGGCGTGCCTGGTGTTTGTATGCGTTCGGGTCGAGCGGCTCGACCTGGTCGGCATTGATGGGCCCGATCATGCGACCCTCCGGCCATCGTGCTGCGCCGGCGCCGGCGCTAACGGCGGCACCGCGTTCTCGTTGAAGTCGCCCATGTCGAGGCCGTGCATCAGGTAGTCGCGGAAGGCATCCAGGCCGCCGTTGGCGATCTCATGCGCGATCGCTTCATAGAAGCTGTGCTCACGCGCCGGAGGGACTTCGACGACGACGAAGCGGCGGCTGCCGGCATCCGACGGCAGGAAGTCTTCCTGGTCCGACAGGTAGACGAAATTCAGGCGATTGACGACCGTACGGGGCGCGTGTCCCTGGAGTGTGATCACGAAGGCCTCCGCAGCGTGGAATACCTTCATGCGCTCCAGGTGCCGCGGAGCATAGTCGCCGTCGACCACGACCAGGTTGGCGCCCACGGCCCAATAATTGGATTTGCCGTACAGGTCGTTTGGATGGATGTGTGCCGCGTTATCCCCGTACAGAGCGGCGGCCACGTGGTTGAAGAACAGTTTCTTGCCGGACCCTTGGCCACCGTTGAATACGAGCGCCGTCGACATTTTCGCGCCCGGGTTGCGCAGGGGATAGGCCAGCCAGCGCAGGACGTATAGTTGCAGGTCGTCGTCCATGTCGCACAGGTGGGCAACCAAAGTGAGGATATTGCCGCAGTGCGTGGGTCGCACGTCGAGCACGGCCGATTGCCGGGTCGTCCGGGCACGGAGGTCGTTGTAGAGCCGGATGGCGCCGGCGTGCATGTTTTTGATGATCTGTTTCATGGTGTTTTTCAGGTGCTTGCTAATTGAAAATGCGGTCGAAAGAATTCCATGTGTTACTGTTAACTGGTTGCAACTTTTTGTGGCTAAAATGGAACTTGGACTGTTTGAACTCTTGCCTCCTCGCATCAAGAAGATGGTCGAAGACATCGAACAAATGACGGGCTCGGAGATCGTTGTTCGCCCGCGGAGAGGGGACGATCCCGCGTTGTATGGGGCCAGGCATTTGCCTACGCTGGACTGCTGGATGGATGGGAAAACGATGCACGTTACGGTGATTTGTCCGACCACGGAAACGCTGCCCATCCATTTTGTGATTCACGAAATACTCCATGCGTGGCGCAACATTGCGCTTGCGGTCTGGAAGCTTGAAGCGGCCAATGACAACGATGCGGATGCGCGGCGCTGGTCTGCGTTGATCGAAAACGATATCGAGCACATGTTCATCATTCCTTTGGAGATTCAGCATGCTCCAGAAGCGGCCAGTTATTGGGAGTCCCTCTACTGGCAGGCTACGGAGGAACTGCAGGAAATACTGGCTTTCCAGACGCGCTTCAAAAGGGACATTCGTCCTTCCCTCGAAGACCTTATTCGCCATTGGGTTGTGACGTCAGCCATTCCTCAACTGGGCTGCCGCGCCACGCTTCGCGCAATGCTCGATCAATATGACTGCCTTGCTCCTGCTGAACGGATGGTCGCGGAGGTATCGGAAGCTCTGGCGCGGGCGGACAAAGCGCAGATGGCGGCGCTTGTTCTGGCGCACCTCGGTCGTCCCCGTGATCAGTACCGTCTTGCTCGGTTTGATGTTCCGCAGGCGACGACTTGGTTCGCTCGGATTCCAGAAACCGGTAGTACTCAAGGGCGCTAGCATTCACAGGACCGCTATTAATGGAACGGCTACAAGTAGTTCTTTTGTATAACTCAATGTCCATAGCTTCGTTCGCGGCGATGCCGGGCCAGAAGGGATAATTCTTTATCCATGGGGCGATGGTGTCCGCCAGCTCGGTCAGCGCATCGGCGTTCTCTTTCAGGTGGAGCGCGGCGTGGATGTTGGCCGCGAGCTCCTGGCCGCGCCCATCGGCGAGCTGCTCCGAGTAATATTTGCGCCTCTCGAATAGCGCGAACACGATTTTGCCGATGGTTCGTTCGCTGAGCATCATGATTTCCTTTTGCTGGTCGGTTTGGATGTGTTTTTTGGGGCGGTCGTGCTCACCGGCTTCTTCGAGGCGGTCGGCGCCTTCGGCTGGGCCTTCTTGCGTCCGGACTGAACGGTCGTCTCGGCTGCAACCTTGGTGTCTTCGGCGACCATCGCAGCCAGCTGCTCGGCATCGGCCTCACCATCGGTTGCCGGTGCTGGCTCGACAGCCTGCGTTTCTTGATTCTGGTCGGCCGCGACTGTGGCCGGAACTTCGGTAGCCAACGGCGTGTCTTTAACTTGATCGACGTCGACGACCGGCGTGTCGGTCAGTGCCGTGGCGTCGGCTTGGTCAGTGGCCAGTGGCGCGTCCAGAGTGGTCTCCTGTTTCTGCAGGATCTCCGAAGCCAGTACAAAGCTGTGATCGCGCCACACGTAGCCAAGGCTCGTCGCAGCCTGCTCGAGCTGTCCGGTCAGGTCACCGCGCGGGCTGGCGTTGATGGCGTCGTTAAGCTCGTTGATGCGGTGCGGCTTTGTCTTGATGAAGCCGACCAGGTCGCCGTATTGCATGTTGGTGACGTCGATCGGCGACGGGAACAACTCTTCGCGCACCTGGTCGGGGTCAATGCCCTCGTGGCGGGCCATCGCCATGATCGGTCCGAAGCCGTTGTCGCCGAACCAGTCGAGGTCGATGCGCGCGCCAAGGATCGCGTCGATCAACACCAACTGCAGTGCATTCGCATCGGCCTGGTCGATAAAGTGGTCGAGGTCCGTCCTGACGTCGACCTCGTAGAAGTCGTGCACGAGCGAGTCCAGACCAGCATCTTCAACCAATACTTTGACGAACTCGCGCATCGACGGCAGGCTCAGGCCCGTAGTGCCCGCGCGTTGCCGAAGTTGCTTGTAGAGTGCCAGTCGAAAAGTTTCTTCCTTTTCAGCGAGCGCCTCGGCGGCTTTGCGCTCCTCCTCTTGTTTCTCCTGCTTCAACTGGGCTGCAGTCTTCGGTGGAGCAATGCCCGGATTTTTGGCAATCGCTTGCAGCCGCGCCTGTTGGGCTTCGACGGTCTCACAAGCGCCTGCTGCTTCCAGGGCCTTTTGCATGTCCGTGCGACGGTAGTAGGCGTCGACGGTTCCGTCATTAAACTTCGCGTAAGCGGCAACGGGCGGGAGCGCGTCGCCCTTCAAGTAGTCCCTGACGTATCCGGCATTCTTCGTCGACGGTGCATTGCGGGCGAAGCTGGTGAGATGGACGTTCGGATGGGTGAGTTCGGAGTCCATCATCCACGATTTGTTCAGGAGTGCTGCCGCTTCGGGCCCTTCGTACACCGGGATGCCCTTCTTATTTGCGAGCGTAATCATGGCGTTATGATGCGCGGCCTTCTTCTCGGAAAAGCAGTCCGGATCGGTGCAGACGTTTGCATCGATTCCTTCAAACACCTCGGGCTGATTACCCGCGCGCTTCGGGCATTTCGTGCATGCGCCAGCCGCAGCCAGCAGCTTTGCATCCGTCAGGGAGAACACTGCGCTGCCTAGGTGGAGCATGTAGCGGCTCTGGATGTGACTGGCAGCTGCTCGAACCGACAGCGGCTCGCCACCGTATTGCGGCTTCAGGATCTCGTTCGCTGCTTTCACCTGCAGGGCAGGGACAGGGATGCGAGCGATCAGCAGCGCGGTCGACGCCGGCAACTTGTTGTCCAGGAACAGTTCGCGCACTTCGGTGGTCAGCGCGCACAGCTTCAGGCGCCCGTAGATGTAGGCGCGGCTTTTCTTGATCTCGTCGACCAGCTGGTCCGCCGTGAAGCCGTGCTGCAGCATGAGCAGCTGGTAGCCCTCAGCTTCCTCCATCGGGTGCGGGTCCTCGCGCTGCAGGTTCTCGAGGATGCGAATCTTCGCTGCGTCCAGGTCGCTGAGGCGGCGGCACAGTGCCGGGATATGCGTCAGCCCCGCGATTCCAGAGGCGCGCCACCGGCGCTCGCCGGCGACGATTTCGTATTCCTCCGGCGCTTCAGGGGTTGGGGTCACAGGGCGAATCAGGATGGCCTGTGCAACGCCCATCGCCTTGATACTTGCTGCCAATTCATGCAGTGCCGGTTCGTTGAATCGCTTCCTGTTGTCCGGCGACGGGCGAATCTTCGCGCGTTCATACAGGCCGTACACACCCTGATCGAAGACCAGTTCGTCGACGACGATCGGCTGCTCGTTGTTGGCTACTGCGAGTGCGGTATTGCTCATATTTTCTTTCTCGTAGTGGTGGGCATTGGGGGATCTGTTACCGATAGCCGTGGGCATCCAGCACCTGCTGCATGTTGGAGCCCTCCCACGAACCCGGCCGGCTGTTGGTCATTGCGGCGTCCTGTGCGAGCATCAGCAACAGGCCCGCGACATCGAGTTCGCCGTGGCTGGTGAAGCCGCCGTTCGTCTTGTGAATCTGCGTGCAGTTGGCGGCCACGACCACGATGTCGTCGTAGATGGCTTGGGGGATTTGGAGCGTGACGGTTTTGTTTCTCACGGATGGGCCTCCTGTGGGGCTACGATGCGTTCGGGGTGAAGAAGCCGACGTCGAACTCGGCACCCGGCATGCGGATGTGAACGAGCCAGGCCGTGAAGCCTTTCTTCGGCTGGTGTTGAGGCGGGGTGGGATCAGAGACCTGGTAGCCGCGGTCGCGCATGAGCTGCAGCACGCGCGGCAGGTGCAGGCGTGCGCCATCCTCCGAAACCTCGGCCGGTGTGCAGACGTGTGCACTGCAGAAGCGGGCCAGTTCGACCTTGTCTCGCGCGTCTTCGAGCGCCCGGTGCAGTTCGCCTGTGCCGAGCGGCGTCGTATGGGCGCGCGCGTTCGGCGCCCGGGTGGATTTGGCGCTCACAGTTCCACCACCGTGATACCAAACGTCACGTCGTCGCTTTGGTCAGCGGCCGTGTAGTCGTAGACCATGGATGCTGTCCTGCCAATCGCGAAATGGCAGGACGCGCCGCTGGGCGTCCGAACCGTTACGTGAAATGCTCTCATGCGTACTCCGCTATCAAAAGTTGATAGCGAGGAATATACGCTAGAAAAACTAGTAAAACAAGAAAAACTAGTATTTATTGACGAGCTGATGTGGCGGGTGGGTATGCTCAGACGTAAAAAAGCCCGCCGGAGCGGGCTGTTCAACAACGTCAGGAGATTGGTTATCGGTCCCCGACAATGCTGAGAATCTGTCGATCTAACGCTTTGATTTCGGCAACATCCCGCGCAAGTTTGTCCAAGTGCTCAAGGATGGGAATAGCTCGAAGCCGTGCAACAATTTCTGCATTCATGCTTCGGCCATTTTTCTCGGCCGCGTCCTGAAGTTCAAGATGGAGATCTGGTGGTAGGCGTAGCGCTGTTTGTACGTAATTCTGCTGGGATGGCTTGGGGACGGGAGGGGTCTTCATCGCGCGATTCTTGCGCGACGAGTTCACATCGTGTTGTTCGTGCTTCCAAAATGGAAGCAGTTGTGACACTTGGAGAGTATTTTGGCGCCTTTACAGCGCGACCATATGCATTTTGCATTGATGAAGAACTTAAACCGATGGATTGCCGCGTACAAGAAAATGGATGCACGTCGTAGGAGCGAAAGTCTGGTCATCGCGGAAGCGACAGCAGCAGCGCACCCTGAGGAACCAACGAAAAAAGTTGCCCGACTAGAGCTTGTTTCCAGCAATAGCAGGGCTGGAGACGCGAAGCATGGCTTCGGCAGTCCGAAGGATAGACGCGCGACCATCGTCATCTGTAGTGCGGAATAGAGTCAATAGATAGTCCTCTTGTGACGTCACCCATTGGGTGTGCAGCGGCCCGTCTACTGGCCGTGTGACGGACTTCGCTTCGTCCTGATTTGGGCGCTCTTGTTCTTCGCTGTCTCCATGCAGAAGCCACTTGGTCGTCACCTGTAGTGCGGCAGCAACTTTGCCAATCCGATTACGGTTTGGCGCAGTGCCTCCTTCCTTTTCCCATAGCTGAACCGTTTGCCAGCTCACGCCCACGAGGTCAGCGAGTGCTTGGTGACTTTTCAATCCGAGGGCAAGGCGACGTTCCTTGATGCGGCTGTGGATACTCATGTCGGCACTATGCCTACAAGAATTTATTGTGCCAATACATAAATTTCTTGTGCATGCTAGATTTTCTAGTAGAATTGCCGACATGAAAAAGAACACTCCTTGTGACGGTCTGCAAAAGGCGATCGCCGAATACCCAACGTTACGTGCATTTGCGGACGCTTTAGGTGTCCGCTATCAGGTGGTCCAGCAATGGCTGCGTAACGGGGTGCCAGCAGAGTACGCTCCAGAAATCGAAAAGTTAGTGCACGGTAAGGTGCGCTGCGAAGATTTGAATAGCCGAGTTGACTGGGCCTATCTCCGCTCTACTGGCTGCGAACAGCTGCCGACGGTTGGGGACGCATAGACCATATGCACCAGCTCCAGCAAATGCGCCGGAACCTGCTCCCGTCCGTCGAAGGTCCGTTCCGGGTCGACGTTCATTCCGTCACCGACATCAATCACTTTCCAGCACGGTTGCTCGTCGCCGGCAGGCCCGCCCGCGACCTGGCGCGCGATCAGCGCCAATCGCTGGCCCCGCAGCAGCGCGAACAGATGCGGCTCGACCGTGCGCACGAATCCTTGGTCGTGCCATTGCACCAGGTGTCGTTTTTGGACTGCGTCAACAAGATTCATCGCTCACTTTTTAAAACTCGTGAAGGGTTGTATCCATGCCAATCGAAATGCATTTGCCGCCCCATAAGGCTGAAGTCATTCAAGTCATCGCGTTCAAGGCCAGCCGCGGTTCCGGGACGCCCGAAGATCCCGAGCGCTTGGTGAATTACTACTTCTCTCTCGACGGCGCGCTTCTGGCTTGTTACGACCCGATCAATGGCCCCGTGGATACCTTCTGGCCCCATTGCCTCAAGTGCGGGGTGTCGAAGGCGGTGGAGAACGGCATTGGCGTGGTCGAGCCGACGCTTGAGTCGGACCCGGCCGCCCAAGAAATGGTGCTACCCCCGGCACAGGCTGACGTAATCAGAAAGCTGCCTCCGACCGGGCGCATCGATCCAGAGCGTGAAATCGCTGCATACAAGGCATCGTTCGCGGCCGGCCGTATGAGCGTCGACGCAGCGCTTGAGCAAGTTGCTAGGCACCGAAGATCGTGCGGACTTCTCCCTCCAGATGATCAAGCGCCGCCAGCCGCAGGTCAGAGACAGGCTCGCCCAACAGTGCCGTCCGCAGTGCTTCAAGTCGTTCATCGAATTGGCTCAAAAATTCGTCTGTTGGCTGCATGGCGGCCAAGGCAATGACCATTGCCTTCAGGCCGGCGATCTGCCCCTGCACGTATTCGAAGTTGTGGTGCAGAGGCTGATTGCGTTGATTCTCCATGGGGTTCCTTCATAAGCGTTGATGTTGTGGAACTGAAACTATAGCGCACAGGAAACCCCACCCTGATTTTTGTCTACTTGGCCCAATGCAACAGGCCACAGATTAGTTTTAACCAAAGAATTATCAAACCACCAAGAAAAGGGATAGTTGTGGATATCAGGCAATCATTTCTCGCGATGATCAAGGCGTTCCCGGGCGGATGGGACGCGATGGCGGGCGCGCTCGGCATGAGCCGCGATGCCCTGGAGAACCGCATCTATGAACGCAAGGGACAGGGCCTGCTGGTGGAGACGGCACGCCAGATGCAGAAGTTTTCCAACACTACTCACTTTGCCGAGGCCATCGCCACCGACAGCGGCGGCGTGTTCCTGAGGCTGCCAGAGGCAGACGACGACAACGAGGAAATGTGGGTCAAGGCGCAGAACCTGCAGATCGAGCTCGGGCGCTTCTTCGGGGACGTGCAGGCGGCGGTCGCGGACGGCGTCATCGATGCGCGCGAGCGCAAGCTGCTGGCCGACGACGAGGCCCGAATTCACCGCGTGGTGGCCGAGCTGCATGCCCTGGTGCTGCGGCTTCATACCCCTCGCACTCGTCCGGAGGAAGCAGGTCAAGGATGAGCAACAAGGACGACGTAGTCGCCAGAATGGCCGAGTACGACATGCCGCAGCTGCCGGCTGGCCACCCGATCTTCGATGGCAAAGTACACCGGTTCGGGCCGAAGAAAAAGTACTGGTATGTCGTGCGCGAGCTGACTTTGCGCAGCGGGCGTATTGCAGTAACCGGGGCGTTTGGTTTCAACCAGGGAGAGAACCACAACTCCGTCCCCATCAAGATCGAAGCGGAAGAAATGACCGCCGAGGATCGCGCCGAGTATGTGCGGCAGCAGCGCGCCGCGGAGCAGGCCGAGGAGGAAAAGCGTGAAGAGGCCGCGCGCTTGGCGGCCGGTCGCGCGCGGGACCAGTGGAACAAGGCCGAAGATATCCCGGTCGAGCATTCGTACCTGGTGCGCAAGCAGGTTCCGGCCGAAGGCCTGCGCGTAAGCCGCTCTGGTGAGCTGCTGGTTCCGCTGGTCCGTGATGGCAAATTGATGGGCTTGCAGAAGATCGACGCGGAAGGCAACAAACTGTTCAATAAAGGTGCCGACACGGTGGGCGGCGCGCACGTGCTCGGCATGCTGGCCGGCGCCACCGTGATCGCGCTTGGCGAGGGGTACGCGACGTGCGCCAGTGCGCGCTTGTCGGTCGCGCCCGGCTACGATCTGCCGGCCGTCGTCGGCTTCAACGCCGGCAACCTCATGGCCGTCGCGAAGGCGTTGCGTAAGCGGTATCCCTCTGCGCACTTGCTGATGCTGGCCGACGACGATTATCTGCTGGCCGAACGATACGCGGCGTCCCTGAACGAGACGTACAAGGTGCCTGACCCGGTGCCGATCGATGGCGTGACGCATCGGGTGACCAATGCCGATGGCGAGAACGTTGAAATCATGGCCCGGTGGCGAAAGGACGCGCAAGGCATCGAGTACATCGAAGCCGATGTGCGCAAGGGCCGTGCCATTCGCACGTTGACGTTCACGAATGCCGGCGTGGCCAGCTGCCACGCTGCGGCCGCGGCCGTCGGCAATGCATCTGTCGCGGTGCCGCTGTTCTCGTTCGACCGCGCCGGCCGCAAGATCACCGACTTCAACGACCTTCATGTCGAGGAAGGGCTGGATAAGGTTGCGGCGCAGATCGGGGCCTTCCTCCTCGCTGCGCAGCAGCGCAATTCAATCCCTTCCGCTGAACCCGCGCAGGCGGCCGGTGCGGAAGATCTGCCCGTACCTTCCTCTTCCTTCGCTGCGGAGCAGCGCTCGTCTGGTTCTCCCGCTCCCTCTTGCGGGGAGGGGGCGTCCGCGCTTGGGCCGCCGCCTGCCGTCGACCAGGATGATTCGCTTTCCCCCCCGCCCCCTTTGGGAGGGGCGCCGCGCGAGAGCGCGATGGAAGCGCCGGCGGCAAGCGCGGACGACGCGGACCAGCCTGCGACCGGGATGATGTCGCTGGAGTGGGCGCTGCGGCATTGCGCGCTGGTCAAGGGAACGACCGACGTGTGGGATTCCCTGAACAGGCTGAAGATGAAGCGCCGGGCCTTCGTCGATACGGTCGGCAAGGACAACGAGAAGGCCTGGAGCACGCACGCCGAACGGCGCTCGATCGATCCGCGCAACTTGCCCAAGACTGTCCGCGGCGTCGCCCTCGACAACGGGGGCGCGGGGGACGACAACATCGTCATGATGCTGGACCGCTACACGCTTCTGTACGGAACCAAGACCGTGTGGGATGCCGAAAAGCGGTCGGTGATCGCCTACGACGCGATGGCGTTGGCGCGTGGCTCGGAACTGGCCACGCGCTGGCTGGGGCACCGGCTACGGCGCGAGATCGACCTCGACAAGCTCGTGTTCGACCCGACGCAGCGCGTCGACCTGGACACGCACATCAACATGTTCGAGGGGTTTCCGCTGGTCCCGAAGAAGGACGAGCGGCTGGCGAGTTTGGCACTCGGCCTGTTGTACAGCTTGTGCAGCAGTGAGGCCAACCATGATGAGGTATTCGACTGGGTGATCAAGTGGCTCGCGTACCCACTACAGCATCCAGGCGCCAAGATGCAGACGGCGATGCTGTTTTTCGGCGAAAAGCAGGGCACGGGTAAGAGCCTGTTCTTCGAGGGGATCGTGAAGCCGATCTACGGCGCGCACGGCGCCACGGGCGGGCAGAACCAGCTCGAGGCGCAGTACACCCACTGGCGGTCGCAGAAACTGTTCGTGCTGTTCGAGGAAATCCTCAACCGGCAGGACAAGTACAGCCACTTCGGCCTGATCAAGCACATGATCACCGGCCGCGACATGCAGATCAGCCAGAAGTTCAAGGACGACCGCACGGAGGCCAATCACCTGAACGTGGTGATGCTGTCGAACGAGTTCCAGGCGGTGCCGATCGAGCCGGAAGACAGGCGCTTCCAGGTGGTCGAAGCCAGAACGCCGCTGGACGAAGAGCTGCGCCTCGGCATCAAGCGGGAGATCGATGCCGGCGTGGCTCTCAGCCAAGCGTTTTACGCGTTCCTGCTCGAGTACCCGCTGGATGGCTTCGACCCGCACACCAAGCCGGTGATGACCGACTCAAAACAGCGAATGATCAACTTCGGGCGGCCTGACTGGGAGGCGTTTTACCTGACCTGGGCGGCCGAAGAGCTGAACGTTCCCTACTGCTCGTGTCTGTCCGAAGACCTGTATGTGGTGTATTCGCGCTGGTGTTCGCGTTTCGGCTACAGGTCCTTGTCCTTGACGAAGTTTTCAGAACTGATCGCGCAGCGCCTGGCGAAGGACCGCCAGTGGGTGACGCTCGGGGCCGCCTCGAAGAAGAAGCTGCTCACGGTCTTCCATGTGCCTCAGCCGGAAGGGGAGGAACCCAAGTCACTGAGCAAGCGGTGCGACGAGTTCCGCATTGCGGCCGAGATCAAGGGGACGGTCTGATGCGCGCTGAATCGATCAGGGATTATCGCGGCACGGCGGTAGGGTGTAACGCTGAGAGCCAGTATTCATGCGGGTTCTACAGGGTTAACAGGGTTTACATGGTCGCGCGGGCGTGCGTGCGCGTGTACGGGTTGTGCCGGGATGTTGATGTGGGCTTTTAGTGAATTTCTCATGCGCGTAATAACTACTGTGATAACCCTGTTAACCCTGTTAAAGGTCAGTATCCATGCGGGTTTCGGCGTATCAGGGGTGAGGTTCGGGATAGTTAAGCCGTGTAAGTCGGGTGTGTTCAATCAGAAGGATGGGCGCCGTAGAGCGCTGGGATAAGCGAAAGGGCCGAGAAATGGATGTAGGACAGAAAATGGAAACAATCTTCGCCAGCACGAGCCAAGCCGTGCATGTGGCGTTCAAGGTGATGAGCCAGCCGGCCATACAGGGCGCGCCGTTCCGCAAGGCGCTGATCCGGGCGATGGAATCGATCAACCTGGAAGGCCAGCAGCGCGAATGGCTCGACCAGCTGCGCGGCTCGCCGTCGGAGACGGTGAACTTCGGGGGCCTGACGGGCGACGAGGTGCGGGCGCAGTGCGTCATGCTGCTCCAGGCCGTGAACCACTTGCCGCCGGCCGAACGGTGGACCCTGCAGGCGAAGTATGGCTACGTCGAGTTCGAGGACGCGACCGGCGACGATGTGATGCGCAACCAGCTGCTGAACGCCCTGGAGCGTGCGCGTGCCGAGGTCGTGGCAGCGACCGAGAGGATGCGCCTGGCGCGCGTGGCACTGGAAGCGGCGCGCGAGCAATACTTAGCATGCGAGGGCCGCATCGCACCGGCGCTGACGGAGGTGTCGGTGAAGGAGCTGTACCATGCCGCCCGCGACGACGTGCGCGACTGCGGCGCCGTGCTGGCACACGCGGAATCGACTGCACGCCAGCTCCAGATCGCCGTCGACCGCGCGAACGGCCAGAGCGCGGTCGATGGCAGCGGGCCGGCAGTCGGGATGGGCGGCCGTCGCTTCGCGTTCTCGCAAGAGCGCATCGACGGTATCAAGGGCCTCTCCGCTTGGTTCCAGCCGATGTTTCCGCGCATCAAGCTGTTCGCGATTGACTGCATGCTCGGCCGCTTGTTTGCGAAGCACAAGGAGATCGGGATCTCGTTCCGTGACCTGGCCCAGTCTTTCGGCGATAACGCCATGACGTACCAGCGTGCCTCGTACAAGATGCGGAACCACCTCCGTAAGCTGGAAGAGCGGGCATTGCAGCGCCTGGAAGAGCGCCTCGTGAAGGACGGTGTTGCCCTCCCGACAGAAAGTGATTGACGGCCTTGTTACAGCTGGGCTATATTTTCGCCATCATCGAAGTAGTTGCGTCCTGATGGAATAGATAGTCCCAGGACGTGCCAAGAAGTTCCAGAAAGCCCTGTCCGGCCCGTGCCCGACAGGGCTTTTTGCTTTCCCGATGTCTCCACGGTGCGCTCCGCTCGCGCCTTTGCCGGCCACGTGCCGGCGTTTTTTATTCTCAACGACGAAAGGTGGTGATCCGTCTCGATCCGCTGCAAAAGCGGGGGATACAAGCATCGTTCGTTTGCCCGGTCCGCCGGGCTTTTTTCTTCCGGAGGCGTGGCATGGCAATTGCCGTCAACGTGCGGGGCAGCATGGACAAGATCATCGCTGACCTCGGCGTCAAGAAACGAGACGTGCCGGCCAAAGCCGTGCCGCGCGCCCTCAACCGTGTAGGTGCCATGGCCATCACCCAGGCCGCCCGCGAGTTGCGCGATGAGGGCTACAACTTCAAAGTGTCCGAGATCAAGGACGCCATGTCCCAGCGTATGGCGTCGTCGTCCAACCTGGTCACGACGATCAAAGTCCGGCGCAAGACGAAAAGCCTCATGGAATTCAACCCGCGCGAGTCCAGGGCTGGCGTGACGGTGCGAGTCCACGGCCAGGCCAAGCTGATCAAGGGCGCTTTCATCGCTCAACGCCTCAATGGGACGAGCGGCGTGTTCATCGAAGACAAGACCGCCGGCAAGATCGTCTTGCGGCGGCAGAAGCAATACAAGCGCGGCAGCCGCGGCGGCTGGCACAGCTTCCCGGCCCGCAAGCTGTACGGCCCCAGCGTTGGCGGCGCGTACGCCAACGAGAAGGTGCAGCAGGTGATGCGGCGCTTCATCACCGAGAAGTTCGCCGCGCGCCTGGCGCACGAGATCAAAAACCTTGCGCGCTGAATTTCCCGGGTCCTTACCCGGCTCGCGATAACGCGGGTGCCATGACCCCGATTTCTCGCTAGTTCTAGAAATTGTAAGGGGGGTATAAAACAAGGAGTTCCAGATGAGTTCGTTCATTTCTGCTGCTTTAGCATCCCAGCTTCGTTCTCTGGCCAGCTCTGGTGAGGTCACCATATCGACGACCGTGCAAACCAATCGCGATTGGACCAAGGACGAGCTCAAACAGCTTGAGGCGCTGGTTCGGAAGAACCTTGTTGATAGGCTCGCGCGAGAGGAAATGTTGTCATGCCGTTGACCCAGCAAGAGATCGCCGACCATCTCGACCTGACACAGAAAAGCGTGTCGGAGATGTTGAAGAAGCTCGACATCGACTGGAAGGCGGCAACGCTGGATGAGATCCGCATCGCCTACCTCCGCCAGCTGCGCTCGCAAGCGGCTGGCCACCGCACCGACGACGGGCTCGACCTGGTGCGCGAGCGCGTGTTGACCGAGCGGGTTGACCGCGAGCTCAAGCAGTACACCCTGGCCGAGAAGAAGGGCCAGCTCATCAACGTCGCCCAGCTCGAGCCGGCGCTGCAGCAGATGGTTGCCGCGTTCCGCACCGAGCTGCTTGCACGCGACGACAAACTCAAGGCCGACCTCGACCAGCTGCACGACATCGACGTCGATATTCAGGTGCTCAATGCTTACACGAACGACGCACTCCGTCACCTCGCTCGATACGACGCCGGCGGTTCAGGCGCTGCTGGGGCGGCTGGTGGCGTCGATCGAACCGACGCCGCAGATCCCGCTGACGCAATGGGCGCGTGAAGAGCGCCGCCTGTCGGCGAAGGCCTCGGCGCTGCCCGGCCGCTACAACCCGGACCTGACGCCGTGGGTCGCCGGCATGCACGAAGCGCTGGACGATCCGACCGTGTTCAAGGTCGTCGCCATGAAGTCCGCGCAGGTGGCCTGGACCGATGGCGTCGTGCTGAACTACATCGGCAAGACGATCGACATCGACCCGACGCCGATGATCGTCATGTTCGCCAAGGAAAAGGCGGCAAAGGAGTTCAACGAAGAGAAGCTCACGCCGATGGCCGAGGTGACGCCGAGCGTTGCCACCAAGCTGCAGCTCGACCGCCGAAAGTCCGGCGACAACCGCTGGGATTACAAGAGCTTCCCGAACGGCTTCCTCAAGCTGGTCGGCTCGAACTCGCCCAGCTCGGTGAAGTCGACGCCGGCGCCGCGCGTCATCGTCGAGGAGCCAGACGACTGTAACGACAACGTCCGCGACCAGGGCGACACCATCACCCTGCTCGAGGAGCGGACCAAGACCTACAAGCGGCGCAAGGTCGTGTTCGGCGGTACGCCCACGATCAAGGGCGTCTCGCGCATCGAGGCGGCATACCTGGCGAGCGACCAGCGCAAGTTCATGGTGCCGTGTCACCACTGCGGCGAGTCGCACGTGCTGATGTGGGAGAACGTCCGCGCCATCGAGGACCCGGCGTTTAACCACGAGGTGTTCGGGCACATCCGGCCGGAGACCTCGCGCTACATCTGCCCGCACTGCGGCGGCGCCTGGACCGACGCCGAGAAGAACAGGAACGTGCGCCGGGCGGTGTGGGTCGCCACCGCGCCGTTCTACGGCATCGCCGGCTTCTACATCAACGAGCTGTACTCGCCCTTCCCTGGCAGCACGCTGCAGATCCTGATGGAGAAGTACCTGACGGCCGACGATCTGCTGCGCAAGGGTGACGACACGAAGATGCGCGCCTTTCGCAACAGCAGCGAGGGCCTGACGTACGAGTACAAGAGCGATCTGCCCAAGGCGGATGCGCTGGCCGAGCGCGCCGAGGACTACGACGAGAAGACCGTGCCGTGGGGCGGCATGGTTCTCACGGCCGGCGTCGACGTCCAGCACGACCGCCTGGCGATCGTCATCCGCGCATGGGGCCGCGGTATGGAAAGCTGGCTCGTTTATTGGGGCGAGATCTACGGCCAGACGCTCATCCCCAACGCCGGCGCCTGGCTCGACCTGGACCTGCTGCTGACGGCCGACTTCCTGCACGCGAGCGGCAACGTCCTGCGCATCCGCGCCGCCTCGATCGACTCGTCGGACGGCACGACCACGGACGCCGTGTACGCCTACGTCCGCAGTCGCAAAGGCCGCGGCTACATGGCGATCAAGGGCGCGTCCGAGCAGTCGAGCGCGACGAAGGAGATCTTCTCGAAGCCGAGCACGTCGGTCGATCTTGGCAAGAAACACAAGCCGCATCCGTCTGGCGTGACACCGTACATCGTCGGCACGCACCGCGCGAAGGACCTGATCATCGACGGCCGTCTACGCCTGGAAGGCAACGGGCCCGGCCGGCTGCACTGGTACAAGACCGTCCGGCCGGACTACTGGGAGCAGATCACCAGCGAGATCAAGGTCCCACACAAGACCCAGAAGAGTCGCAAGGTCTGGGCCCAGCGTGCCAGCACGCGCAACGAGGCGCTCGACTGCGAGGTCTACGCGCTGCACTCGGCGATGTCGCTCAAGCTGCACCTGCTCAAGCCGAGCCACTGGGACGCCATCGAGGAGCAGCTACGGCAGAAGCAAATCTTCGCCGAACCCTCGGCGCCCGCGGCGGCAGATCCCGAGCCCATGGATGCGCCTGACGATCTCGGCGCCGATGATCCGGCTGCCGCAGGGGAGTCTGTAGACGCCGCGCCGGAACCTGTGCAGACGTCTGCACAACCGCAGCAGCCACCGCCACCTCCGGCGCCGGCCGCGCCGCTGCCGCGCAAGCGCGCACGCGTGCGTAGTCGCGTCGGCGGATATTCCGCTACCAACTTCTGACGCCATGAATATTCTTAGCAAACTTTATGCTGGCGATTCGGCCAACTGGCACGACGACCCGCGCACGATCGGCGGCGTTCGCTACAGCAGCGCCGACTGGGTGCTCACCTACGAGCTGCGCGGGCCGAGCGTCCTGACGCTTGTGGCCGTGGCCGACTCGGACGGATGGCGTACGACCATCACGCCGGAGCAGAGCGCAAGCCTGCAGGCCGGCTCCTACCTGTGGGGCGCCTTCCTGACGCGACCTGGCGAGCGTAAGACGGCCGAGACTGGCGCCCTGGTGGTCGAGGCGGATCTCACCGCGGTCGCGGCCCCGATCGACGCGCGTACGGCGGCGCAGAAGGCGCTCGCGGATTGTGAGGCGGCGCTGGCCACGTTCAAGTCCAGCGGCGGCAAGGTGAAGAGCTACACGATCGGCACCCGCCAGACCGAATTCCATTCGCTGCAGGATCTCATGGCGGTGCGTCGCTTCTGGGCGCGCCGCGTCCAGGCCGAGCGCAGGGATAAACGACAACTACTCGTGAGCTTTCGATGAGCAAGAAGTTCTATAACGAAGCGATGGTCAGCCAGCCCGGCTCCGTCATCCTGCGCAACTGGAACGCGCAGCGCGCGGCGGACCGGACGCGATTAGCCCGGGCCCGCACCAACCAGCGCACGTACGCCGGCGCCGCGATCAGCCGCCTCGACTCGGACTGGAGCGTGCTGAACACGTCGGCCGACAGCGAGATCATCACCAGCCTTCGCGTCCTTCGCGCGCGATCGCGTGCCCTGATACGCGACAACGAATACGCGAAGGCTGCTGTCCGGATCATCAAGAACAACGTCGTGGGCAGCGGCATCGGAATGCAAGCGCAGGTCAAGACCGGCGGCGGCAAGCTGCTCACCAACGTCAACGATGCGATCGAGGGCGCTTGGGAGGACTGGTGCGATAAAGACACCTGTGACCCGGCGGGCAAGCTGTGCTTCCAGGACATGGAACGTCTGATCATGGGCTCGATCGTCGAGAACGGCGAGGTGCTGGTCCGGAAGATCCGGCAGCCGTTCGGACGCGGCAAGATCCCGTACGCGCTTGAGTTGATCGAGGCCGACCGCCTCGTCGACCAGTGGAGCGTTGCCAGAGCGGAGAACGGCAACATGATTCGCATGGGCGTCGAGCAGAACAAGTGGGGCCGGCCGGTCGCGTACTGGTTCTATCCGACCCACCCCGGAGACTACCAGTTCCAGGCCTTCGTCGAGAGCGCGCTGATCCGCGTGCCGGCCGAAGACATCTTCCACCTCTACATTCCCGAGCGCATCGGCCAGACACGCGGCGTCCCCTGGTTCCACGCCACGCTCAAGCGCCTGCGTAACATGGCCGGCTACGAGGAAGCGGAAATCGTCGCGGCCCGGGCTTCGGCGTCGATCGTCGGCATCATCGAGTCGGAAGAGGACCTGGTCCCCGACGACATGGTCGACGATCAGGGACCGGACCGCGCGCCCCCGACCCTGTCGATGGAGCCCGGGACGTTCCAGCAGCTGCAGCCCGGCGAGAAGTTCACCGGCTTCAACCCGAGCCGTCCGAACACCGGACTTGATCCCTTCATGCGCTACATGCTGCGCGCCTTCGCGACCGGCGTCAGTGTGTCGTACGCGAGCGTGTCGAGCGACTACTCGCAGAGTAATTACAGCAGCTCGCGCCTGGCGCTGCTCGACGAACGGGACATGTGGCGCGTCCTGCAGGGCTGGTTGATTCGCAACTTCCGGCTGCAGGTGCACCGCGACTGGCTCGAGGCGGCGGTGCTGGCCGGCGAGATCTCGATCTCCGACTACTACACGCGGCCAAAGAAATACGCCGAGGTCCGCTTCAAGCCGCGAGGCTGGTCGTGGATCGACCCGACCAAGGAAGTCGCCGCGTACAAGCAGGCCGTGCGCTCCGGCTTCATGACGGTGGGCGACGTGATCGGCCTGACGTCCGAGCACTCGGACGCTGAGGACGTGTTCAAGAATCGCCATGCCGAGCTTGAGATGATGCAGGACCTGGGCCTCGTGTTCGACACCGATCCGGCTCAGACGGACGGCAAGGGCACCGAGCAGACCAGCGCGGCACCTGACGCCGTGGCGGGCGACGGAGATGGCGGCGACGTACCGCCGGAAGACGGCAGCGATCAGCGGCCGGGCAAGGACGACCAGAGCGACGAATAAATTTCAACTTAACCCGAAGCCCACCGGCACGCCGCGTGGGCTTTTTTATTTGGAGAGGGAATGCCCACCCAACAACGAAAGCTCGCAGACGGCGTCCAGAAGATGAAGCCGCTCACCCGTCACGTGCGCCTGGCTGGTGGCCAGGACGACGCGCCAGAAGTCCCAGTTGGCATCGTCGACCAGGGGACCCGGACAGTAACGTTCTCGTTCTCCAGCGAGACGCCATGTCCGGCCTGGTTCGGTAACGAAGTTCTTAGTCACACCCCTGGCTCCGCCGACCTGCAGCGCATGAATGCAGGCGGCAGTCTGCTGTTCAACCACGATATGGACGACTTGCTCGGCGTGATCGAGCGTGCCTGGATCGGGGCCGACAAGCGTGGTTACTGCACCGTCCGCTTCGGTAAGGACGAGCGTGGCGAATGGGCCATGCAGCAGGTCGACGACAAGATTTTGCAGAACGTCTCGTTCAAGTATTTCCCGAGCGAGTACGTCCTGACTGATCCCGACAGCGACACCTACACCGCATTCAAGTGGGAGGTGCTCGAGATTTCGCTTGTGACGATTCCCGCCGACCCGTCGATCGGTGTTGGCCGGTCTGCGTCAGGCGAAGAAATGGACGTGCTGGTTCGGCGTCCGCAATCCAACCCGGCTCCTGCCGACAACGATGAAGGAAATGAAATGCGCTTCAAGAATAAACACGCCCTGCGCGATGCGGCAGGTGAAGGTTCGGCCGGTGGTGGCGGGG